TCCGACGGATCCGCATCGGCAGCGCAGGCTGCAGCAAAGGGACAGCAGACAGGGCTTGTGAGAGAGGCAGCAATGGGAGATACGACGATTAGTTATGATAATACAGCAGTTACGGAGGCAACGGCAAAATGGGGAAGCTGGAATGCAACCCAGTATGGCCAGCAGCTGGTGACCATGGCCCGAATGATTGGGATGGGAGGAAGCTATGTTATTTGATAATCCATTGTTTGAGAACTGGTACACGGATTCCATGACAATATACAGAAATGTTGATGTGACACATGGAAATGTGGATAAAAAGGAACGGAAGTTGATGGCAGAGCGGATCCCGTGCCGAATTTACAGTAAGCAGAAAGGCGGGCCAAAGATGTGCCAGACGGCCGCTGTATCCGAATCTGTGGATAAGCTTGCCTGCGACCTGACTGTGGATATCCGTGCAGGAGATGAACTGCATGTGATCCGTGGCGGTATGTTGGGAATGCATGGGGAGCCGGAACGCTATTTTGCCGACCGGCCCCATCCCTATTATGATCCAGTTGGCGGTGTGCTTTCCGGATTGGAGCATCAGGAAGTGGCACTGGTGGCAGATGAGATCATTGAGTAAGGAGGAATTCCATGTCATTTGGGCAGGCGACAAGAAACCGTTTTGAGCAGCTTCGGAAAATGGGACAGAATGTTCCAAAGATCATGGAGGAAGTAGCGGAAGGGGCAACGATCGCGGCTGTGGAGCGGGCGACAGAATTGACGCCACCGAATGGTGCGGCGATTGCAGGTACAGGGACAAGAACCGGAGAGATGGCTAAGGCGTGGACTGTGGACAGTGTTACAAAGCCGGTCATGACTGCGGCAAGCGCCCGTACAATGCTTGCCAATAATATGCAGTACGCCTCGTATGTTAATGATGGACATGACATGGATGAACATTATGTACCAGGCCTCCACATTGATTCGATTAACGGCGGGATATATTTTGATTTGAATCAAAAAGGTGGCATTGTAGTGGGAACAAAAACAAAGTATGTCAAAGGCAAGTACATGAAACAGGCGGCAATCGGACGCTACCGGAAAATAGTCCGCATGGAACTGGATAAGCGGATAAAGGAGAATTTTAAATGATATTTACTCTTGAAAAACTAATAGATTCCATTATTGGTATGCTGAAACAGAACTTTCCAGGAATAAAGGCCTATAGCAATCCAAACCAGCAGGGGACAAAGCCGCCCTGTTTCTTTGTGTTCTTCATGCCATCCAGCATGGAAAGCGAAATGGACCGACGTATCCGGCGGGTGATAGGCATAGACATCGTATATTTGACAAAACGTAATATCCCAGATGCCTATGACCAGCTGAATGCGGTGGCTGACAAATTGGATGAGGTAATGGAACGTATTGCATACGTGAACGGAGAAGAATCAGCAGAGCTCTGGCCCTCAGAACGGGAATGGAAGATTGATGATGGGGAACTGCATTACCAATTTACTCTTAAAGTAATTGTATCGAACCCGGATAACTCACCAATTATTGATTCGATGGAACAGTACAAGGGAGGTGTTAAGGATGCCGAAAACACTGTACAAGACGGATGAACTGTTGAAGAGTAAAACGTTCTCCGGATATCAGAAGGATTTTGCAAAAGCCCTTCTGATTAAGCCGGAGTATACAATGGAAGACGCAATGAAAGTATTAGATCACTTTTTCGGAAAGGAAGGAATAAACGATGGCAGGAGGAACCTGGACAAGCCAGAATAAGAAGCAGCCTGGAATATATATTAACGTTAAGTCAAATACAAAGATGCCTGTAAATGTGGGAGCCCGTGGTGTGGTGGCAATCTGTGAACCACTTTCGTGGGGGGCGGAGGATGTGCTAATGAGCATTGATGCAGGCGATGACTTTATGCAGTATACCGGCTATGATACAGCGAGCGATAAAAACCTGTTTTTGAGGGAAATTTTCAAGGGAAGCGATCATACATCAGGACCGATTAAAGTGTTGTTGTACCGTCCTAAAGCAGACGGCGCTGCAAAGGCTGCGGCTACAATCGGATCGCTGAACGTCACAGCAAAGTACAATGGTGTGCGCGGGAATGATATTTCGGTTGCTGTGATTGCGGACCCTGATGCCGAAGGGAGTTTTATGGTGCAGACAATTGTTGAAGGAACGATTCGAAACAGCCAGAAAGCCAAGACAGCATCGACATTGAAAGGAAATGACTGGGTTTCATTCTCGGGAGAGGGAGCACTGACAGCGAATGCAGGAACTTTTCTTACAGGGGGGAGTGACGGATCCGTTGCGGCTGCGTCGCATTCCGCATTTCTGACGGTACTGGAGTCACAGGCATTTAATGTATTGATTTACGATGGTTCGGATAGTACGGTACAGACGGCTTATGCGTCCTTTGCAAAACGTATGCGCAACGATTTTGGCAAGAAATGCCAGACGGTTTTGGCAGATGTGTCAGACAACTCAGAAGCGGTCATATCGGTTAAAAATGGAGTCGTACTTAGTGATGGCACGATTATTACAACCCGTCAGGCTACCTGGTGGATCGGAGGGGCCGAAGCCGGAGCAGCATACAATGAATCACTGGTATACGCGCAGTATCCTGGGGCTGTTGATGCGTCTCCGCGCTTAACGAAGTCAGAGATCGATACAGCACTTTCGGCCGGGCAGATTGTATTTTTCGAGGAATTCGGCAGTGTAAAAGTTGTTTCTGATATCAATACTCTGACTGAGTACACTGTGGATACAGGTGAAATGTTTAGTCTTAACCAGGTGATTCGCACTCTCGATACAATTGCAGATGATGTGTATAAGAATTTCTCTCTGAACTACATTGGAAAAATTCAGAATACAGATGATGGCAGAGCCCTTCTTAAGTCCTGGATTGTAGGATATTTGAATGAGATTCAGGCGAATAGAGGTATTCAGAACTTTACAGCTAATGATGTTGCAGTGAACGCTGGAGATGCATTGAATGCGGTTGTAATAACACTGGGAATTCAGCCGCTTGCTGCTGTGGAAAAGATTTATATTACCGTTAACCTGGTAGAAGAATAGGAGGTAGGTTATGTTTTTGCTCGAACGCGATTCTTTAAATGGGAAATCCGGTAAAGCATTTGCATCGATTGATGGCCGAAACATAGAAATGTTTGGTCTTAAGAAATTTCAGGCAGACGCGGAATTCCAGGAATCAGATTTTAAGGTAGTTGGAACAAATCTGGTTCAGAAGAAAACGACAGGTGTTGCACTTACTGGCAGTGCCACGCTTTATTACGGGACTCCAGAATTTTTAAATATGCTTAAAACATATTTGAAAACAGGATATTTACCGTATTTTACATTCCAGATTACGAATGAAAATACAGGAGGTACGGTTGGGAAGCAGACCGTAGCTTTATATAATGTGAAACTTCAAAAGCTGCCGATTACCATGCTTGATGCGGATACAGATTACCTGACCATGGATATCTCGTTTAGCTTTACCAATGTAGAAATTTTGAACGCATTCAATGCCCCGGCTCAGCTGGGAGAATAGGAGAATAATATTTATGAGCGCATTAAAAGCATTTTTACAGCCCACGGTAGTTGGAAAAACAAAAGAGGTTATAATCTCTGAGCGGTTTAAAGGAGAAGACGGGGAGCCGGTGCCCTTTGTCATCCAGGCGATCAGCCAGGAACGGAATGAGGAGTTGTCCAGGCTTTCAAGGAAGGAATCGGTAGTAAACGGCGTGGTCGTGGACAGCCTTGATAATATTGCATATACAAGGCGTCTGATGAAAGAGTGCGTGAAAGAACCGGACCTTGCAGACAGCGAGCTGTGCAAATATTACGGCACCATGGATCCGGAAGACGTTCTAGGGAAAATGTTGAGTATTGGAGAGTACAATCTGTTGTCAGAAGAGATCATGAAGATCAATGATTTAAAAACGCCGGCGGAGAAGCATAAAGAAGCAAAAAACTCTTAAATGGGGAAGACGGGGACATGTCACTGGCATACTATATGTTTGTCAATCATGGCCGCTTCCCCAGTGAAGTAGCAGCATTATCAGAAGATGAGAGGATCCTCATGTATGAGATGGCTGTAAAGGAAATCAG